AGTACCGCCCTTCTGAGGCCAAGGCAAAGCAGAAGTAAAATAATCATGGCGCTTACCACGGCGGCGCAAAATGTAATTAGTAGAAGGCGTGGCGTCAGGGCCATCGCCCTTATCGACAACAGCAGAAAGCTGAAGGTTTTCATCCCTAAACCATTCATCCCAAATCAAATTATAAGCACGAGTAAACAATGCAGAATGTGAGACAGTCTGACCGGCAGTCACCTGACCAACAGTAGGCAAACCCATATAGTCCTGCAGAGAACCAATAGCATAACCACCAGCAGGTGAAACCTGCTGAGGAATCACATAAGAAATGGAATCAGAAGGATTATCCTGTTCACCCATAAACTTAACCCAATTATTCCAAACCAAACGATTAGGAACAAAAAAGAAAAAAGTATCAAGGTGCATATTATCCATAGTGGGAAAAATAGGCGTAGCCAAACGAGCGAAAGCAGTCATCTTCAAATTGAAGGTATCGCCAGGCAAAACTTCATCGACATAAACAGGGACCAAAAATCCAGCGTCAAACGTGGTTTTGTGGGTAAATTGACGATTAAAAGAAGCACGGGGAATATCCGCGCGAGGAATCATAGCGAACTTGTGAGGGTCCACCGAACGGTTACGATGCATCATAAAAAACCTCTTTTGAGTTGAGAAAGTTGAGCAGAGTGAACCTGCTCTTTAACGGACAAACGAGACAAAGATTGCTCACCAGACAAGAAGGACGAATAACCATCCAGCTCACGCTGGGCAACAATATCAGAAAAAACCTCTGGATTTTCACGTTCAAAAAGCGTGTCATAGTACTTGGGAGGGCGAGTCTTAACACCGTTGATAACAACATAATCCCGAGGGAAAACGTCAGTCTCAAACTTAGACAGCCACCGCGCACCAATGCCGGGCTTCAAAGACATATGATTAAATTCAGGGGTTACTGCCTGACAGATAACGCCGTCAGGATCGACATACTCAGGGCATGAATAATGAGACTCGGCAAGATCACCCGTGACCTTGGAGACGCAATAACGAGCAATATAAGCGGCAGACTCGAAAGAGACAGCGCCAACAGAAGATAGTCCATGGGGCCATAACCTCTCAAGAATAGCAGACGTATAAAGCTTCTCACCCGAAGAAGACTTACGGAAAAATACCTTATCAGGAAAATCGTACCCAAACAAACAGGCATGATAATGAGGACGAGCCGTAGACTCACCATACTCACCGCCCATATAAAAACGGACGGGGCGCTTAGTGAATTTGCGAAGACGCTTCATAAACTTCTGAAAATCAGGGTACCAGAGCGAGCCGCCTGGTGGGATAGTCGATTCATCGTAAGTGAGCGTAATGAAAGAATTCTGGTCATACAAAGAGGACTCATGGAGACAACGCATTGCCCACTGCCTAGATCGCTCAAGGCGGCATCCAATACACTGGCCACAGGGTAGCTCAAGGGTACCATCTACACCAGCTTTATTACGAGAAACAAACTTTACAGAGCCATCCACCATGCGGACTGCAGGCATGGGATGGTAACAAGGCATTACAGGCGCCAGCCGCCACGCATAGGAGACCCAGCAATGTTAGCCTTAGCCACGGTGCGGGTGTTGCGATTAAAAGAACGAGAAGATCGATGCTTGTTTACAGAATGACGAGAAACGGGGGTCATAAAAGCTCCAAAGTTAGACAAAGAAAGGAGACACCAAAAAGGTGTCACCTAGACCAGTTACATCAAGTAGAAAACTGGTCTAAGTGCATTACAGCACAGGATCAGGACTCTTTCAAGTCCTTAGCACGAGCCAACAAGTTAGGCTCAAAAACTTCAATGACGCCGGTAGCATCATCAAAAACACCGAGCTGATACAGCTCAAAATCGTCAGGATGACGGGATAGATCATCGGTTGAATCCTTACGGTTCACCTCATCACGAAACGAACGAATGGCGACAGCATTCGAAGGAACAAAGATGGGACGGCCAAAAGCCTGAGCAGCAGAATCCTTAACGGACACAATAACGAAATTCATAAAAACTCCAATCAAGCAAACTTAGAAATAAAAGCATTAACCTGCGAAGCGTTGCGCTCGTAAATAGCAGCAACATCAGGGTTCAATGCAGAACGAGATTGACGCTTCAAAGAAGCAGCAAGCAACTCTAGACCCTTACGAACGAGAATACGTTCCTCAGGAGACAAAACATCAACAGAAGCGGCAGTAGGATTAGCCATACAAACTCCAAAAAAACAGTGCAAAATCGCACGATAAAAATTATACAACAAAAAACCCGCCGAAGCGGGCTAGGGATAACCCTAATAGACAAGCACGTTAGCCTGCGGCAGCACCTGCATCGGGAGTACCCGAAGCAGGGACAATAGGATCAAGACGTAGCAAACCAAGCCTACGAGCCTCATCACGGTTCGAATCGTCCTCAACAAACTCCATAAAACGCTGCGGATCATTATTAAACCGAGCACGAACCTCAGGAGGAACACGCAAAAATTCTTCTTGCGTGGTACGGATGATATTCATAGCAGTATGGAAATCAGGAATATTCGTGAAATCGCCAGTCTGAGGCATCTTAATATCAGTTGGTAGCTCACCAGTCAAACCAAACTTACGAACAATCGTATTAATGTCGCATTCATCTTTAGAAGATTGAATGGCCAAGGAATCGTCTTGGCACTCCAAAGAAGACTCAACAGAAGCGACGTCATTGTCGCTATTAAAACCAGAACGGAAAAACATAATAGAACTCACTTTCGAATTAAACCACGAACAATATCGAAAAACGGCTTCAATTGACCCGTTTCACGACCCACATTACCCAAAGACTGGGCAGCATCAATATCAAAATTAAGAAGCTTAGTCTCAGATTTCAATTTCGAAATTACAGCTTCGAGCTGCTTACGAATTGAAACTTGAGATTCGCCTTGCTGAGCCATTAAAGCACCCTGCTCAGCAAGCATATTGACAGTAGCACGAATACGCCGACCTTCATCAGGAATATTCTTAGTTTCCTCAATAATCTTCTTAATCTCAAAATCCATCTTCTGCACAGTGGCTGATGATTGACCGGCAGAGGCCCAAGCTTGAGCAGCTTGAGCTTCAATTAACTTAGCCTGGGCAGCCTTATTTTCAGTATCGGCATTAATGTTAGCAACTTGAGCTGTATTCATTTTAGATTGCAAATGAATAGCACCAACATCACCACCAGAAGCAGAAGCAGCAGTAGAAGAAGGAGGCGAACCACCCCCTTGTTGATAAGCAAGGGCAGGATTCAAACCCGCCGCCTCCATATCCTTTACAGTAGTTTGATAACGAGTAGCAAACTGCTGAGCAGAAAACGATTGAGCATCATCTTGCCGATCAGAGGCAAGATGATGATTTAAGAGCGTTAATCCAAGAGAAAGAAGCTCGCCCAACATATCAGAAATGGTCAATCAGACCAGGCACGGAGTAGAGGGGCATAGGACGAGCAGTAACGCAATCAAAGAAAGAATCAAACAAAAATTGCTGTCCATTAGCAGAAGCCCCAGCAGCGACGACACGAGACACGGGAGGAGTATCTTCAATAAAAGTCGAATTAAGAGTAGGAAGGGCAGTAAAACGCTGAGCCAAATGCCAAGCATCCAAAGTGCCAGCAGCAGTAGACCGGAACTTGGAAGTAATCATAGAGGGCTTATAGCGGTATTCAGCCCATCGTTCCTGATAACCAAACACGTTGTTATCGCTAGCAGTACCAGTTACATAAATTTCCTTATTAAGGACAGCTTGTTCACCAAGCATAGCAAAAGCAGGAAAGTAAAAATCATAACGAGTAGACCGAGACCACATACGATCAAGGCCTTGTTGATAGGTCAAATCAGCACGAATAGAAGCCAAACCGATTACAATGCCATGCTCAGTAAAAGACTGAGTAAAACCATGGCGATTAGCAAGACCAGTACCAATAGCAGCCAAATTAGCAAGAGGGGTAGAACCACCAGTAACACCAGTGCCAGAAGTCTCAGCTACCGGATTAATGATAATAGGACTAGAGCCGCCACCCAAATACTCAGGACGCTGGAGGCGAGCATCAGGAGAAATAACACCAAAATGAGAGCGGACGATCTCAGTATATCGAGTACCACCACGAGCATCACGTTCAAGTAATTTCTGAATCTGAAAAGACTGACGAAGCTGATTAATAGTAGCAGCCGTTGCTTGCGTCAAATCAGCATACATAGAGTTAGGATTGGTAGATACAGCACCAAAATTAACATATGAACCAGTACCAGTAGTACCAGAAAAAACATCACGCAAAGCGTTATTACCGTCACGCAAAGTAACTATATTATTAGAGGCAGATGTTGCATTCATCTTAATGGGTGCAGAGGTACCCAAAGGCAACGTAATA